GTAAACCGCTAAAGGACTACGCTGCCAAAATTGGCATATCATGGACGCAAGCGTATGAACTACGCAGGCAGCACGCAGCCAAATAAACTACGCCTTGTTTACGTACAAACCTCTCCAATCAATCGCCTTGGTTCCGAATGTTTGGCGAATCTTGTTGTAGTAGGTGTCGTTCTTCATGTTGTATTCGTTCTCTACAACCGGCGATTCTTCACCAGAAAGGAACGACAATTCAACCGTGTCGATCTGCGCGTTGTCAGCCGCGACATACCAAGTGGTTGCGCTGTTCGCATCGAGTTGCGGTTCAATCACTGGAACGATTGGACGCTGACCACCAGGGCCATAGATGTTCTGAACGCCTTGGTTGCTGTTGGCTTGTACGTAGGAAGTACTTGCAATCAACTCAAGAAGCGTTGCCGAGTAGGCGACTGGAACAATCACAAACCGAGGAACCACGTTGATGATTGCATCGGAGCTTAGCCCCTTTTGTGTCATCATCTTGACGAATGCAGCATTGAGCGTTGTTACGCTTGGAGCCGCAGCCGCGCCCGAGGTGTTGTCGCCGGAGGTGTGCGAAGAACTAAACAGTGCGTTACCGTCGCCCATTGTCGGATTGCTGGTCAGAACTTCGTAAACCTTCTTGTTCTGGAACCGACGCATTGCGTTGCCGTGCATCGCTGGAATGCGTGCCAGTGCGTCAAGATCGTCGTTCACGATAGTTTCCCAACTGACCGAGAAACTTTCTCCGTACTTAGCAACCTTGTAGGTTTCCTTCGTATCGGACATTGCCTTTTCAGGGTAGTCTTGATTTTCTGGAACTTCTTCTGGGTTTGGAGCTTCGCTGAACCGAATGCGGTTGATGTTCTTGAAGTCATCGACCGAGTTTGCTTGTCGTGCCCAAATGTTCCATGTGTACGGAGCTTCTTCGTAACCTGCCAAAAGCGTCTTGTTTGACGCATCCAGCAAAAGGTTTGCAAAGCTGCCGGTTGTGTGGTACGCGGAGAAGTCGGATCGCTCGATTCGGTATCGTTGCGAAATCTCCAAAGCACCTTGAAGCGTTGACATGCGCATGATAGCGCGTGCAATTTCTGGGTTGCTCATTCGCTGAACTGGCAATCCTGCACGCTCGGCAAACAGTGTTGCCATGCGAATCAGATTAAGTTGTGCGAAGTCTTCGTAACCTTGCTCAGGCTTTTCACCCGAGAAAAGGTTTCGCTTGATTGAGGTTCGACCTTTTGAGCGGAGAAGCAAACCGTCGCTTGCTGCTGCTACAAATTTGTCTTCACTCGCGCGAGTCACACGAACGTCGGCACCAACCGACTGTCCTGATGGTTGAGTAGCCATGCGTTCCATGATCCTTTTTTGAGCGTCAACAACGGAAACAAACCCATCGCACAACTCATCTGCAAAGCTACGCTCTAGCTTGGCAAGTTCGCACGCGGATCGAATTTCTTTACGTCGAGCTTGGTCTACTTCCAATGCTCGTTTGATTTGTGATTCAGCTTTTTGTCGAGTCGCGATTGAGTTTTCGACAACGGGCTTTTCTTCCATTGGCGGTTCGGCTGGTGGCGTGTCCATTTTTTCGACGAATGGCGCAACTTCGGCTGGCATTTCTTCTGCCATCGACTCCATCACTTCTGGAGCTTCTGATTGGCTGCTTCCAACCTTGCCTAGTAACCAAGCAAGTACTTGGTCTGGGTCAACAACGCCATCGGGCAAACCCATTGCCGTCGCCTGCGCTAATAACTCTGGATTCATCCGAATTACCTTTCGTTTAAGGTCTGTATAAGAACGTCTTACGGTTGATTGCTCATCTGCACCCGTTGCGCAAATCGAAGCGTTGTAGGGCATCCAGTGAGTTACAATCACCGCTGGACCCTCTACGTATTGGCCTGTTGTTGTCGTGTAGGACTGACCACGATTGATGAATTCGCTTGCTAGGATGTCGGCGCTAATCGAGAAGTCGGTTATGTGCCCCTCTTGCATCCGTTGTTCAATGGTTTGCGATTCGGTGTCAGTCGCAAAAGCTGTCTCACCGACTAGCTGCGAACCTTCAACGCGAATGTTTCGAATGCTGCCGAATATGTTGCGAACGGTTCTATCGTTGTGCGAATCGACAATTGGCAACTGGTTTCGACCGCCGCGAAGTTCCATCCCTTCCATTAGGAGAACTTCCTTAACAACCATCTTGCGTTCATCGTCGTAACGCTCGACTGGGTTTTCGGAAGCGATAACGGCAGTTAGTCCAGCACCGCGTAGCACGTCTCGCATTAGCTTTGGGTTGTCTGTTTCGTTTGGTGGTAGCTTGCCTTTCTTATTCGACAATTGCAGGCTCCTCTACCGGAACTGGGTTGCTAACAACGCCATCGGTCACGTCCGCAATAACTGCGTCGATGTTCTTTTGACTCATGCCGATCATTGCGAGCTTGGCTTGACCTACTGCAACGCTCATAGAACCGTCTGCTAGGCCAGTCAAAATATCGTTTAAGGCTTTGTCGTTATTCTTGAGCTGCAAGCGACTCAGGCCCATCCACTCGCCTGTACCGGCTTCTGCTTCCGCTGCTACTGCGTCGATTGGTCCAGCCGCGCCAGTTTGTGCTGCCATCATTTGGGAAGTCTGTTCTTCCGCAGTTAGCAAACCGAGTTTCATTCGCAGCTTGTTTTCTTTGGCGGCCTGATAGAACTTTGACCGCCAATTACCGCCGCGTGCCCCGATCTCGTCTTGGTAAGTGCTCATGTAAGACGCAATCGCATCTTTTGCTGCTGCTTGCTCCGATTGCGGGTCAACCCAAGGTTGCTCAGGCGTGTTCCATTCAACCGGTGTAATTTTGCGTGGCGATTCGTCAAGTAGTTCCGTGGCCGTTGGAAAACCTTCAGCACCGACACGCGAAGCCGCTTTACAAAACTCATCCCATGTTGGTTGGCACAAGTCGTTGATTACCAACTGCTGATAACGCTTGTGACGTGGCCGGTCCTCAAGCTTGCTGGTGCGGCTCGAACTGTAGGAAGTCTTTGAGAAGTCCTTAGAAACTGACTCGTAGCTTGTGCCAGTTCCCGCACAAATGCCGCGAAGCATTAGATTGATCCAAGGTTCGCTAGCTGAGTTTGGACGCCCAGGATTGACCGATTCGATTGACTCGCCTGGTGCTAACCGTGAAACCATTCCAGGTTCTAGGTATTCCAGTGAGTTGCCGTTATCGTCGGTTGTGTCTTCACCTTCGGGAGCTTGCAAACTACCGGCTGGCGTGTTGGTCTTAATGACGACGCCGAAGCAAGACGCAACTGCCGATGCTTGAATCTCGTTATCAACGTAGACGCCAAGATCCCGTAGCCACGACATAGCAGGAGCGAACCAAGTTACGCCGCGTGTTTGCCCGACGCGATCTTTGCGGTAGATGTGCCGAATCTGACTAGCTGGCACACGCTCAGGGGTTTGATTCTTGAACGCATACGGGCTGTTAGGATGTTGCGGGTAAATGTGATACGCAACCGGCTTGCCCTTGTCATCGACTTCCACACCGCGAATGATCTGATTGCCGTCGCCGCGTGCCTGTCGCACTTTGTAGGTGTCGCGGTCTAACGCTAGCCTGTCTGCCTCAATTAACTCCAACGCCAACGGAACTGGTCGCCGAATGCCTTTGTATTCTTTCCCAGGTGTGTAAATGAATCGAACCAGCACTTCGCCAGCTTCGATCATTTCACGCATCGCCAGCGCTTGGATTTCGTAGAAGTTTAGCTCGCCGTTGATGTCGGCAACTTCGCACCACTCGGCCCAAAGCGAATCACGCTGGTCGTTGGTATCTTCAACGTCTTCACCCTCTGGCGTTTCAAATACCGATTGAGGCCTGATTCCGTCGCCAATGACGTTGCTAACAATCGTATCGACGACATTCCACGCATAGGCGTTATCTCGAACCAACGCACGCGCCCACGCTCGCAGTGCATCGGCTCCGAATGGTCCTAGTAGCTCACTGTCGGCTGATTGGTTCTTTGGCTTCTTGTGATTCGTTAGCCGGTTAGCTTCTGCCCCTTGGTAGGATCGCAACACGCGCCGAGCTTGTGCCCGTTTAAGTCCGGCTGTTGGCGAGAAGAACCCGACGACTTTATCTAGTACGTTCAAGATCGTCTCCCCATTTTCGCTAGGGAGAACGCACCTGAACCACTAGAACGCTGAACCTCAATCAGAAGCAACCGACGCTGTTCCATCAGGGTTGCTAAGTCGAGCTTAGTTACGCTGCGATTGCCAATAGAATACGATTCCGCGCCGCCCGTAAGCAATGCAGAAATAGCCGATTCAACCGCTGTCAATAGAGCATGCGCGTCCATGCATTAAGAATTGCATGGTTGCGGCTAATTGCTATACTTTACGTGATGTGCGTACTATGCGTGTGGTACAGTATTTTAATTTGCGTAGGGATTTGTCATGTTTATCGTATCTATAGAAACTGCTGACCCATGCTTTTTTCTGAGGAAAAAAACATTTTCGAATCACATTCCGAGAGAAGGAGAGTCGCTTTGGTTTCGATCCTATTCTAATGTTCAGTGGATATTAGTTACGGTAAAGGATGTTGAGCACTGGTTTGTTGATGGAGAGTGCTTAGTAAATGTAATTGCCGAACAAGACGAATTCGCAAACGAAGATGACAATCTGATGAATGTTGGATTTGTTCTTACGGATGCGGTCCCGCCCAGGTTTGCATCGTCTAATTGAATCGGGCAGGAATTGCACCTGCTACGGTTTCTAAGTGGCGTTTACCGCTCTGGCATCATGGAAGTATCGCCACCAGATCTATGCCCATGAACTTTCGCCTTACGTGTCGCTGTCCACGCCGCCGATTCATTTTGTTTATCAACTTTGGCTCCAAGTGTTCCCGCAAAACTTGCACTTGCAATAACGAACGCTTCCGCGCGTGTGATATACGAACGAGTACGACTCACTCGCTTTAGGTCGCAAGTTCTCACACGCCGAACATGCCCTAGGCTCAAACGCTCGCGGCTTAGGTGGTTCTATCGCTTCGACAACCGCTTCTGCTGGTGGTCCGAATTGCCGGTTATTCTTTGGCTTCTTGCTCATCTTTGTCCCCGCTATCATCTATTTCCCCTCTTAGGTATCCACCCACCCGCACGCTTTCTAAACCGCTCGCTGCCGTGTTGCGTTGATCGCACTTTCGGCTTATCAACTTTCGCTACCGGATGATGCTCTATCACTGGTCCAATCAACTTAATGCCAACCGCTTCCGATGCCGCCGCTGCCATGTACGTCGCGTCCAACCAGTGGTTGTTATCGTTTTGCACGTCCCAATACGATCGTGAACCTTTACCCTCTTTGAACTCAGTCACATACTGTTCCGCAACTATGTGCTGTGCGTATGCGTGGTGTGCTCTACCATCCGCGTCGAACAATGAAATCGCACCACGCCGCAGCATGTTGTTCTCGTCGAATGTTGGCGTTAGGAACCGTTCGTGTACCCAACCCTTCCAATGCGACGTATCCAGGTGGTATAGCCAAACATTCTCGGCAGTTTGTCTAGCTGCGTAGATGTTCGAACCTGGAATGATACCGTCAGCTTCTTTGGTCTTTGGCCTAAAGGGTTCCATACCTTTCGACGGATGGAACACACCTTTAACCTGTCGGCAGAACTCGTAAGCCGCGCGGGTGAAGTTTCCCGAATCGACAAAAACAAAATCGACCTTTCGGATAGTTCCCGTTGTGTCCGCGTAGTTCTTGTTCAATAGCTCATCACGCCAATTGAGTAACGCCGTGTAAATCGCCGGTTCGCTCGCTGCCATGTCCGCTGCTTTGTCGTCCAGCTTTACATTGCGATTGGCTAGAACCTCCGCAACACCATAGTCAACTACAACACCACCAGCACCCGCCCACCAGCCGACCACAGCCCAATGGCAGTAATGCTTGCCCAAGTCAATCGCAGCCGTCAATGCAGTGCAATTGGCTGGAAGTTGACGCTTGGCCAATCCGCTCAATCGTGAGGCAACGATCTCTGCGGTGATCCCAACTCCGACCGGACCCGTTTCCTCCGGTGGGTCATTGTCAATTTCCGTTGATACAGCTTTCTGGCCAAAGTCTGCAACTCGGTTGTAGTAGGATTGAACGGCAGATAGTTCAAGCGGTTCTCCGTCTGCGTGTATCTTTTTCGAGTGGCTGTATGGATTTGAAACAATCGAGCCAGCTTCAATAACTTCCTGATTATCTCTCCAAAATTTAAACGCTTCCCTAGAATCCGGATCATCTTCCGCGTGTCCTTTTCTAAGTTCGATGTAAGTCTCAACCAAGTCCATCCTATCTGGTGGCTTAATCATCTTTCGATAACGTCGCCCGTTCCAGTTTGGCTTTTGTTTTTTGTCCGTGTATTTGTATGCGTTGCATTTGCGGTTAAGTGTTGTACATAGATAGACACGCGCGATACGCTCAGCACTTGCACCCATGCCAGCTATATCTTCCTCAATAATCGTTTCAATCTTTGCGATTTGCTCGTCTGACCGTGCAGAATCTTTGTCTTCAACGTCATCAATCAACGCCAGCTTTGGCCGCTGTACTCGAAACTTGCAACCGCGAATCTTCCCCTCAATACCCACCGCGCCCATAATTTGGCCGCGAGCGACTGAATTTACGCCGTACCTTTCTCTGTGCTCTCGCCAGTGCGGAAGTTGCACATCATCAATAAGCGGAAACGCAAAGAACTTTGCCCCAAGGTGCATCCGGATATACTTGCCGCCAACAGTTTGCAATCGTGCATTCGCGGTTGAAGCGCCAACTGCTTCTAGCGGAATACCCAACTCTGGGAAGTCTTCTATAAAACGCTCACTAGATGCCATGCGCTCCCGCAAAGCAATAAGCTCATCCGACGCAGAATCTTGATTCTTACCGATGACAACCGGAAAAGAACACAGCATCGAAATCATTAAGCAGAACGCACCATCCATTGCCAATGTCGTTTTTCCTTCACCACGGCTACCAGCGATAGATTGATCCCCACCGTATAAGGAAGCACGCCAAATAGAACTGAGCATATCGCGACGGTCAGCCGTGAACGGTTCCGTATAAGTCCCCAAAAAGTAGGTTGTCAGCAATAGCTCTGGATCGGACAAACACCGATTGCGTAGCTCGATGTTCTTTGGAACTGGTATGTAAAGCTCTTTGCCGCTCGCACGTTGCTTTGCCTTTCTCTCTCGGTCATACGCCTTCTCATCGAACTTCTGAGGCTTCAAAACCTTCTGAGCTTCAGGTGTCGAGCCTTGCGGGTGTGCCGTTATCAATTGCTCCAGTTGCATGCTGTTCATTTCCAGCAATGCCGAGCTTGACAGCAAGTTCGATGAGTTGAAGTTTCCTGGTATGCTCTGCCTCAATCCGCTTTAATTCCTCATTGCGCAATTCTTGGTTCCGCTTATCCATCGCGACAAGTGTTTTTGTCGCTGCTTCCTCAAACTCAGGAACGCCACAGGTCGCGCGTGCAAATGTTTTTTCGACAAGCTTCTTTTTCATGTCCTCCGATACCGGCCATCCTTCACGAATAGCCCGCGCGACTAGTCGCTGATCTGCAACCGTCTCAATCTCCACACCTCACCCCTCCCTAAATACACTCACCGGACGGACGGATTTTTGTTTGAGTTCCTGAGCTTCTTTCGAC